CGGAATGTCTACCCGGTCGGCATGCTGGCTTACCCATCCGAGGAAGCGCTCTTCCTCGCGATGCTGCATCCAGTCCGGCGGGTACTCGCCGGGGTCGAATTCTTCGACCAGCCCGGCTTCGGCAAACACGGCGATCAGGATTTGTGCGCAATCGACGCCCTCGCCTTTTACCCGCGCGCGATGGTGCCAGGGCGTGCGCAACCAGGTCATGGCGATGTCGACGATGGTGTGTTGTTGCGGGGTCATCAGAGTGCCGTCTCGGGGACGGGCACAAACGGCGTGGCGCGGAAACGCGCCTTGTTGCCGAACGTTACGTCGCAGGTCGTGAAGCGTTTATCGCATCCCGGCGCGATGGAGAACGTATCGCCTGCCGACACGTTTTTCGGCAGCGGGTAAGCCAGATTGACGACGCCCGGTGTGTAGGATTTGACGGTGCGGATCACGCCGATGTTTTGCCCGGACGTGAACTGGATGTCGCCGATGGTGAAATACCCCGTGACCTGCGCCAGTGCGCAGTTGATGACTTGCCGGGTGCTGCCGGATGCGGCGCTGCTGTTGACGGCGAACGTGGCGCGGGCGAGGCCGCAGCCGGTGTCGTAGACGCTGTAACCGCACGGCGGCTGGTAGAGGTTGCGTGGCAGCGGTGTGTTCAGCAATTCGAGGTACGAGCGCACGATAACGCGGGATTTCAGCGATTCGGTCGTGGTGTCGCTGACGCGCCCGACGAACAGCAGCACCGTACCAGCGATGGCCGCGCCAGGCGCTGAGGCGAACGCGCGCTCCAACTCCACCAGGGCGCCATCGAGCGCACCATTGGTAATCGCTTGAAGCCACGGCAAGCCTGATAGCAGCGTGGCGGACGTGGCTGTGATTTCGAGGTCGAGCGAATCGACCGAGGTGCCCAGCGCGATGCGGGTGCGGCTGCGCGAGATCATCGGGCCGGTGTGGTCGAACACGCGCGCGCCGACGGTGATCGATACGTCGGCCGAGGTATAGCGCAGGATGGTGCCGTCGACCAGGGTGAAGATGTAGAGGTCGGCCATCCAGAATTCGCGGGCCGTGCTCAGCAGCGTGACGAGGGCGGGATCAGCGGTCTTCACAGCTTCACCGTCCGGAACTCGATCCGCTGCAACTGCCACAGGTCCTTGAGAAATTGGTCGAACTCGGCTTCGTCGCTCAGAAACTTGCACCGCCAGTAGTAGTTGCCGGTCCAGGTGAGTGCGCCCGTCCACGCCGACAGCGGCGTGATCAGCCCGGTCGCGCTGCGCGTGTAGTCGACGCCTTCGGTTTTGGTCACGCCGGCCAGCTTGATCGTCGGCGTGCCATTGATTGCCTGCACCGGCTCGGTGAAGCCGCCGCGCGTGCGGATCAGCTGGAACGGCGCGGTCGTTCCCGTCGCGGTGCCGAACGACTGATCGGTGACGGTGTAGTCGTCCGGGTCGTTGTAGAGCCAGGTATCGTGCCGGCCGCGGCGCAGGTTGAAGAATCCTTCCAGCGTTTGCAGCTCGGCCTCGGCACCGGCGCGCAGCACTTCGTAGGCGAGGCTGTAGCGGCGGTTCGGATAAGTCATCAGCGCCACCGACATTTCTTTGCCTGAGACGGATTCCTGCTTTAGCGTTTTCCACAGGCTGGCGCGCTTGATGTTCCACTTGAGGCCGGGCAGTACCGGGAAGACGGCGTCGCTCATCTGAATCCGTTCCGGTGTGCCTTGCGGATCGCCTCAGCCAGCGCGTCCGGGTTGTCGAGGAGCACGTCACGCACGCCGCGCGAATCCATCGAGGTGATGTTCACATTGACTTGCGGCGGGGCCGATTCCCCGCCTTCACCCACACCACCCTTGGTCATGCCACGGATCGCGTTGGCGTACTGCTTGGGCAGGACCATTTCTTCTTCGTGCAGCTGCGTCATCGGGTTGACGCCGCGGGGGACGTCGTAGCCGCCCATGGCCGATTTCTTTTTTCCCATGGCAGAGACGGCGGCGAAGATGGTGGCCATGGCAGCCAGGGCGAGGATGGGGCCGATGTAGGGGATGGACGCCTGCGATGCGGCTGCGCCGGTGCCGGCCTGCACCGCGTTCATACCGGCGACTGCGGTGGTTTCTGCGCCTTTGATGCCGACGGTGGTAGCGGCGCCGGCGGTCTGGATGCCTTTCTCGGTGGCGGTGAATCCGAGCAGGGCGGCGATCTTTTTGACCTGCCCGCCGAGCCACTCCTTGACCATGTCGCCGACGACCTTGCTGGCGAACCAGCCGACCAGCTCGGTGCCGATGGCCTGGAACGCACCCTTCCAGGTGAGCGTGCCGTTCATCAGCGCCTGGATGCCCTTGTCCCACAGGCCCTCGATGCTGCTGGTCAGGCTCTGCCAGATGCCCTGCGACTCCAGCGACTGCTGGCGCTGGATGTCCATGCCCTGCGCGGCGTAGCGGCGGCGGATTTCGGCCTTTTCCTGCTCGATGCGCTCCAGCTCGACCGGGTTCTGCTCCGGGTCTTGCAGCGCCAGTTCTTTTTTCTGCGCCTGAAAAGCCTGCTCCGCCGACAGCCGCTGCTGGTTGAACTGCGCCAGGCGGGCCAAGTGTTCGGCCTGCGTGCTGCTGCCGATATCGACTTCGTACTGCGACTGCGCCGCCAGCTCGTCGAGGCGGGCCATCTCGGCGTTGCGCGCGCCTTCGACCTGCAGTAGCTTGATCTGCAGCACCTGCTGCGCGGCCTTGCGGCGGATCTCGATTTCCTTTTCGGCGGCGCGGCGCAGGTCGGCGAGTTCCTTGTCGGCCTGCGCGTTGGCACCTTGCATCAGGTCCTGACGGAAGCCTTCTTCGTCGAAGGGCTTGTCTTTTTTGTCCTTGGAACCCTCTTTGACCAGGCCGGACGCGCTCTTGCCGCCCGTGCCCGGCGCGACGGCGGGCCCGCCCTGCGCGAACAACTCCCATATCTTTCGCTTGGTCTCCTCGCTCGATACGAGGATCTCTTGCAGCGCGCCCTTCCAGGCGGCGGTCATGGTCTCGCCGGCTTTCTGGAACTCGCCCCAGGCGCCGCTGAAATCGCCGGTGCCGATCTTGACGATGGCAGCGGCCAGCGCCCGCAGCGGCTCGGCCACGGTGACCACCATGGCGTTGATCACTTCCCACACCACGGTGACGCCGTTCTTCAGCGCCCAGAATGCGCCGATCAGGCCGCCGATCGCGCCCTTGATGACGGTGATCGCAACCGGGCCGATGGACACGAACCACTCGCCCAGCTTGGTGAGCACCGGAATCAGCGCATTGCCGATGGTGGTGCGCATCGCCTTCATGGTCAGGCTCGACTGGTCCATCGCCTGGTCGTAGGCCTGCCAAGCCTCGACGTTGTCCTGGCCGACGATCAGCCCGAGCGATTTCTGCAGCTCGGCGTTTTCCTTCAGCGTCTCGCTGTTGAGCTTGATCAGGTTGCCGTTGATGTCGAGGCCCTTGCCGAACAGCGCCTGCCCGGCCAGCGCGCGGTCGGTGCCGGCCTTGTAGCCGTTGAGCACGTCGACCGCGTCGACCATCAGTTCATTGAGCGGGCGCAGGTTGCCGGCGGCGTCGCGGGTCTGCAGACCCATCGCCTGCAGGCCGTCTGCGTTGTTCTTGAGGTCCTTGCGCCGGCCCTTGGATGACGTGACGAATGCCTGCGGGCTGACATCGATGGCAGCCCGCGCGGCGATGAAGGTGGACGCCTCGGTGGCGGAAATGCCGAGCGCGTTGCCCAGCTTCAGCGATTCCTCGGTGAAGGCGGCGGCCTCGGTGACCGCCTGCTTGAACACAGCGCCGCCAGCCAGCAGCGCGCCGATGGCGATGAACTTGCTCTGCAACGTGGCGAGCGGGCCGGCGACGCGCTCCATCGAGCTCTTGCCTTCGTCGCCGAACTGCTTCAGATCACGCCCCGCCTCGCGCAGCTTTTGCCGCAACGGCGAGACGTCGCCGTCGACTATGAGTTCGGCTTTGTTTTCGGCCACGTCAGAGTCCTATCAAATCCAGCATGGGGTCGTCCGGGCGGCCGTGGGTGACGGGCAGACCGGCGGCGAAGGCTTCGCGCAGGGCTTCATCGGCGGAGACGCGGCGCGTTGGGGGCGGCGTGGTATCGGGCAGGCCAAGGGCTAGTGATATGCGCTTTAACTGCACCGATGCGGGCGGAACCGAGGACCAGAAGGAGGACAGCGCATCCAGTTGGGGCAGCGTTACGCATAGGTCGATATGCTCCCAGGTCCAGCCGGTGGCGCTGACGATCCAGGCATAGAGTTCGTCCCAGTTTGTGTCAACGCCGCCAGGAGCTTTCCCATATCGGAACTTCCGGCCTCCAGCACGGGCAGGCCATTGGCGCGGGCGATGCGCTCGACGATGGGGGCTAAATCGAACAGTGAGACGGTGAGGGCCTCGATGCGTTTGGCGGGGAGGTTGAGGCCCAACGCCAGCACTTTGATCATATCGTCGTACAACGCTTCGGAAAACTCCCACGCGGCGAACGCTTTGGAACAGCGCACGATGGCGGGGACCAGTTCGCGCGCGATGCCGAGCGGGACGGGGCGCACGGCCAGCACGCGGCCGGCCAGCACAACGTGATCGATGCCGACCATGCGCAACAGCAGGCGGCGCGAGAACAGGCGGCGCCCGAATGCGCCGAGCCTGGACAGATAGCCTGCGCCGGGCAGCGGATAGATAACGATTGCGCTCATCAGAATAGGCAGATATAGCCAAGGCTGCCTGCGGCGTCTGCGAAGGCTTCGGCTTCAAAATCGTAGATGGCGAAATCGTCTGACTTGAGCGGCACGGAGAGCTTGCCGGAGACGCATCGATTGAGTTTGCACACCATGTTTTGCCCGTTGTAGCCGTTTTGCAGCAGCAGGCTGAAGCTTGGTGTGTAGCCCATAACATCGTTGGTCATCGACCACACCTGGCCACCTGCGGCGGCGCTGTATTCGTAGCTGATTATCACGGCTTTGGCGGTGTCGGTGGCGGCGAATGTGTAGACGCCAGTGGCGACGTTGACGCTGTATTGCCCGGTGGCCGGGGCGCTGGCCACGCGGGTGAGCTGCACGCCGGTTGCGGTCAACAGCACGCCCAGGTCGGCCACGTAGGTGCCTGTACTAGGGGGTACGATGGTCACCTGGAACGGCGTGGCGGGCACGGTGGCGGCGAAATCGAACACGGCGGCTTTGATGCCAGCGGCGGCGGCCTTGCCGAAAAACAGGCTACCCATCACACCGCCATCGATCTCTGCGTGTTTGGCTTTGATCTCGGTTTTGCCCTTGCCTTGTCCGACTGCGATAGGGTAGCGCTTGGAGCCGTACAGGGTTTTGATCTCAACGGAAAGGTCGAGCGAAACGTCCTGCATGCTGCCAAGGATGACGGGCGTGGGGTTAGCGATGACGCTGCCGTCGGCCAGGTTGGTGGGGACTGCGATAAGTTTGCCGGAACCGAAATTGATCATGATTGATGCTCCTGGTTAAATAGCGACGGCGAGATCGCCGGGACGAACGAAAACTTGCATCTGGTAACGGGCGGTGAGCCGGCCTGCGGGCTGGTCGGCGGAGTCGTCCTGCACTTCGGTGCCCACGCAGCGCAGGCCGCGGCCCTTGCCGGCCAGCTGGGTGTCGGCCATCAACAACCCGTGGGCCTGCATGTGCAGCGCGTCGGCGGTGGTTTCCCAGGCTGTGCCGGCGGCGATGCAGGCGACACTGAACGACAGGATGTGGCGCTCGCCGTTGGTGCCTATCGCGTCGCCCGATGTGTCGGCGCGGCGGACGTTGATGGCGGGCAGCTCATCGGCCTTGAAGGCGTCGTCGCGCGCACGGTAGACACTGGCACCGGCCGCAGTGGCAGACAGCAGCAGCGACGCGACGCGGGCGAGGATGAGTTCGAACACGCTGGCGGCCACGCTCAGGCGCTCCGGGCCAGTGGCACGATGTGTTCCAGGCCATCGATGCTGGCGGGCTGGGCGGATTCGCGCGCGGTGTAAGTCGCGCCGCCGATGACGAACTGGTCGCCGCGCTTGACGGGCTGGAACGTGACGACGGGATAGCGCAGGCTGTAGTCGGTGGCGAGGATTTCACCGCCGATGATCGTGGTGCCAGGCTGGTCGAACAGCGCCGATCCGCTGGCCGGACTACCCACCAGCGGCGTGTGCGTTACCGTGACAGTAAAGTCGGCGTAGAAGGGGGCGAGGTCACTCAGATCCATGCCTGCCAGAGTGGCAGGCGGGGGGCGAAATTTGTAGGCAAGGAATTTCGCGGGGCGGCAATAAAAAACCACCCGGAGGCGGCTAGGTTGTCAGTCGGTGATGATTCCCGGCGCGGGCGGGTCGAGCGTAGTTACAACCATACAAGTGCACCACCAGTCTGAATCCACTTTGTACCATCGTAAACAAACATATGGCTTGCTTTTGCATTGGCGGTTGAAACCGGAACGACGGACGCTTTGAACACGGCGTTATACGTAATTGTCCTGCCAACCGTCGCATCTGAGGTGTAGTTCAGGGTAAGAATCTGCCCCTTGCGGGGGTTCAGCGGCGCATTAACAGTGATGTTGCCGGTCAGCGTGCCGACTACTACATTGTTGCCGCTGCTGAGGTTGGGGGTGATGGCGGCAGCATAGGCAATTGACTGCGTGTCTGCGTAAGTGACAGACCCTGAACTTGGCGTATCGACTAACCCGCCATGCGTATCGTTCACATAGACAATGCTATTCGATGTAGCCCCCGACTTGAACAGCTTTTTAACCCCAGAAATATTTCCACCGATACTGACGTTATTGAGTGCAATGGTTTTTCCCGACGTGATGTTGCCAGCGCCTGCCGTGTCTTCATCCATCACGTACACGTTAGCAGATGACGGGTAAACTGAAGTGATATGCACATTGTTAATAACAAAATCACCAATACTCGGGGATGCTGCTGCTTGGCCAAACAGCCACACATTAACCAGTGTATTAAATGGGTCATCGATTACTGCGGACAGGCCATTCACTACAAATTTTCGGGCCGACAGACTGTCAAATAACCGCACATCCGGGGTATTAACTGCGGCAACACCAAACCTTACAGACGCGTTATTTACGGTGATGTCGCCGCGAGCATCCATCAGAAAGAAGTGTGAAAGGGGGGTTGCGCCGTTTTGATTAAAAAGGTTTCCATTCAAGACTAACTCAGCAAGCATACCAGCAGACCCGTCTGTCCCTCCGTTGGCAAAACTACACCCTGGCTCCATCTCAAGAATTAAGTTAGACTGTGAATCTGAGCCGAATATATTCCCTGCAATATTAATGTTCCCCCCAAAACTTACCCTACCGTAAGACGCATTAGCCCCAATAGTTACGCCAGAGTAAAGCGTCGTTCTATTTACAGAGTCGATGCGAATGCTCATTGGGGCATTGACTGTGTATTCTCCCGAATATGTAGAATCCAGCAATAAGATCGTTACAGGCTTCTCTCTGTAGTAACTGATTGCTTGGGCTGCGCCGATTGTGGCTTCAATTCTTGGATGCGCTGTGTAAATTTGTGTGGTTGCGGGATTCAGCGCCTGTATGCGATTAAGTCTGCTGTCACCAGCCAGCTTCAGCCATGTCCGTTGCAAGTCAAACTCCGCAATAAATATTTGTAACCAACTGGAAACAGTAATGAATGATGAGTTCAGCCCCCACGCTGTCGCAGTGGTTGGGTAGTACGTAGTTTCTGTAGAGTTCAATTGTTCAAAGAAAGTACGCCCAGAAATTGCGTTGATGGCCTCCTGAATGGTCGCGTACATCCCACCAGCCCCAACCGTAATAACATTGCTGCCGAGCGTTGCAACATCCAGCCCACTCCTCGGATCAACCAGCGCGGTGCCGGCGGCGTTCATCATCGCCGGAGTCAAGCCACCCTCCGACGGATCGCCTCCCACATAAATCGCCACCCCCCGATTCACCAGCTCGGCCTCCACATCCGCGCCGAGCGTGAGCGACGTAGCGGCTGCCTGGTGTACGCCGGCGATGAAGATGGAGTCCTTGAGCTGGATGGTCATGGTGGGTCTCGCTGGTGGTCAGTTTTTGGGTGGTGGCGATGCGGCTTGTCGATCAGGCCGCAGGACCGGGAGCCGGATCCGGCTGCTTGTTGCGGCTCTTGCGCATGTCGGCTGCGGCCTTGATGAATTCAGCTGACGCGGTATGGCGGCCGGTTTTGTCGGGGTCGTCTTTTTTGTCGACGAACAGGGTGCGGCCAGCGCGGGCCAGATCGATGGCGGTGCCCTTGGGCACTTCGACGATCTCGCCGGATTCGCTGTGGACGCCGCCACGGTCGTCGCCGTAGTTGATGAGGCAGGATTCGATTACGAGTTGTTTGGGCATGATTTTTTCTCTGAAAAAATTTAGGTTCAAGATTCAAGATTCAAGAGTGCCAGCCTTGCGGCTGGCTTCAAGGCACACCTTGCAACTTGCGCCTTGAAGCCCGCTACGCGGGCGCTCTTGTGTCTTACGCGGTCAGCGCATCCTTCATCGCTGCAAAGCTGGCAGCGTGGCGGGCATTGACGTCCACGTCCTGCAGGGCGATGACGCGGCGGGTGCCGGAGGTTGCGCCGGTGTAGGGGTCGAGCATGATGTCGAGGCCGCCCCACATGCCGATGACCAGGTCGGCCCAGTTGCCGAACATGATCGCGGAGCAGACTGCACCGGAGGTGCCCTTGACAAGGTTGCTCGGCACGGCGTTGGTGGTCATTGCTTCGTAGCCCAGCACATCGCCGACACCGCGTTGCCCCGCCATGCTGGTCCACACCGCCTTGCCGTTGGTGCTGGCGAATTCCTGCGTCTTGCGCAGGGTGCCGCGCACCTTGGTGTTGGTGAGGTAGGCCAGGCTGCCGCTGTCGGCGTTGGCGTTGGCGACTGCCGCTTCCAGGTCGACCATGTTGGCGTAGGTGGGCGCGAGGCCGTTGGTGCCGCCTGCGACAGAGCCGATGCCGCTGATGTTCAGCAGGCCGGTGGGCTCGTTGATGGAGCCGCTGCCGTTGATGGCTGCGATTTGCAGGGTCTGGCCCAGCAGCGCGGCGAGGTCGGCACGCACGAACATCTCGACATCGATGCTCGACTGCAGCAGCAGGCGGCGGCTGTAGTCGGTGAATGCGCCCATGGTCTTGGGCGTCAATGCCATCTGGCCCAGGGTCTGGGCAGATTCGGTAGGCGCACCGGATTCAGCCAGCCAGTAGCCGGTGGCGCCGCCAGTCTGCGACGGGATCGCCAGGTTGCCGTTGAGGTCGCGCAGCCAGGTTACGCCCATCTGGTCGAGCACCATCGCGTTGCGCAGCAGATCGATGAAGCTGGAGCCGAGCAGCTCGGTGGCCACCAGGTTGCCGCCTGCTGATGCGGTGCCGACGACGAGGTCGCGATAGGCATGGCTGACATCGAGGCCGCCCGCCTTGGCGCGCTGCATGGCGCGCTGGATCAGCTGGCGCGCAACCGAGCCGGCCATCTGTTCGTGCACCGACATGCCACGGCCCAGCACATCGACCGGGATGGTGATGGCGGTGTCGCGGCCGGCGAAGTGCTTGTCGTCGCCGCGCTTGTCCTGTGCGGCGCGGCTGCACTCGGATTCGAACGGGGCCAGCTTGGCAGCGTTGACCGGGTCGCTTGCTGCCAGCATGGCGCGGCAAAACGAATACTGCTCAAGGTCTTTTTTCGACAGGCCCAGCTCGGGCGATTCGGCGGGGCGCAGAACGCCATTGTCGGTCAGGCGCTGCAGAGCCTGGGCGCGGAACGCGTCCACGCTGGTGCCGGCGTCGATGGCGCGGTCGGCGATGTCGCCCATGTTGTGCTGGCGGCCGATGGCGCGGATTTCACGCATGCGATCGCGCTCGGCAGTGATGCCGGCAGGCTCGTTGCCCACTTCGATGGAACGGGTGGCGGCAGGTGCAGTGACCGGCGCCGGGTCGGTGATGATTTCGGGCATGGTATTTCCTTTCACAGAGATAGAACCGGCGGCGCCGGGGGTAGGCAAATCAACGACGCGATAACGCGGCGTGTCTTGCTCGGATGCCTGGCGGCCCAGGCCGACAGTGGCGTCGGCCGGGATGTCCACCAGGCTGATTTCGAACGGCGTCCAGTTGGTGACGCGGTATTCGTTGGGCTGGTCGTCGTAGGACTTGGTGAGGGTGCGCTCGCCGATCTGGTAGCCGATCGACACGTTGCGCACCAGGCCGTCGGCGAGGTCCTGCCGCAGGTCGGCCAGCGCTTCGCGGCGGCTGATGACCAGGTCGGCCATGAGGCGGCCGCCTTCCAGCCAGGCGCGCTCGACTGCGCCGATGGCGGCCAGCGGCGTGTTGCCGACGGCGGAATAGCGATCATGGTTGGCCAGCACGGCCGCGCCGCCATTCAGGCGCTCCAGGTCGACTTCGCCGGACTTGTGGCCCAGCACCTCGACCCAGGCTTCGTCCCAGTAGCTGGCGCGCAGGTAGGGCGCCTCGCTGCTGGCGGAAAGGTGCAGCCGCAGCAGGCCATCGTCAGCCGCGCCGGGGTCAGCCGCGCGGATGGTGAGGGTGGCGGGCAGGCTGCGGTGCAGGGTGCCGTCGATGCGCTGGCGTGCAGCGGGTTGTTCAGCGGTGGCGGTAGGCATGGGTCAGTCTCCGTTGTCTAGGGCGCGAGCGGCGGCCAGGTGCAGGTGGCGGGATTTCTTGTTGCCGGGCTTGGTCTCGTCGTCTTCCGGCTCGGGCAAGGCAGGCACGGACGCATTGCCGCCCAGCGGGCCGAAGCGTCTTTCCCAGGCTTCGATCTCGGCGGCGATCTCGTCGGGGTCGTCGCCGCGCTCGAGGATGATTCGCTGCGGGCTGGTGAGGCGGTTGGCCAGGTTGGTGTCGTTGGCGTTGGCGGCCTTCACCGGGTCGAGCGGCGTCCAGCGGCGCGGCTGCCAGGTGGATGCGGCCTGGTATTCCTCCAGGCGTGCCGACTTGAGGCCGGACGTGTGCAGCACCAGGTAGGGCAGCGCAGCGGCGAACACTTCGCGGTGCAGCCAGTTGCGCAGACGGGTCTGGGTTTTTTTGTGGTGCTCGCGCTCGCCGATGATGCCGACCTGCGCGCTGGAATAGTTCACCGCCTCGAGGTCGTTGCCGAGGCTGATGTAGCTCATGCCGCGCGCGGCGGCCCAGCCGCGCAGCTGCTGCTTGATGTAGGTGTCGGCGTTGAT